CATGTAACCAGTCCCCACCGGATCAACTCCGATTCGATCAAGTAAGCCAGCATTTTCGCATTGCATGACAATATCCCCTACTTGCTGAACGTCCTGACCAATTTCTTCCACAATAATCAAATCCCCGTCTTTCTGAAAGTCCCTGTAACGCGCCGCCTCTGATTTCCGCCGCTCCAGCGCGATAGGGTTCGCCCACGCCCGAGTCCACAACAGCCAGTCACGCGTCTCCGCGTCTCTTCCGATGATGGCCAGTCCCAGGAGGTCATCAAGTCCACCTCCGTCGATGCCGATCACAACGACTTCGGAACGCTCAAGGATCATGTCCAGCGTGACTTTGCCCGCCGCCGCCTCCCAGAAGTCCGCACCAGTCCATCGTGAGGTTTTGAGGTTCATACCCATTTCGATGTTGAGATGCTTTGCCAAAAATCCCGTCATAGATTCGTGGCCGGCGTTCTCGGCTTTCTTGAACTCCCGGAGAATGAACTGCTCGTCAACGGATGCATGAAGATTTGGATTGGTGACGTAAAACATCTTCGGATCAAGGTATGATTTTTCTTCTATCATTTTTTTCGGAAACTCATAAATGATCGGAAGAAAGGCCGGATCGTCGATCTTGCCATCCCGAACATCGCGTGCATAATCGAGTTTCTGCTTGAACACGCCAGCCGGGGCTTCATCGGATTGTGTTGACAGGTATATCACGAATCCCTCAGGCCGTGACGCAAGACCGCCGCACGCCTCCCGAAGCATGTTCTCGGCATTGTTGCGCTTACCGAACAACCAAAATTCATCAATCAAAATCCCAGTTGCTTTCTTCCCACCCACAGTCTCATTATCGGCAGCAACAACTTTCAGCATGGCACCTGTATTTCTATTCGTGATTTGCCGTAAATGATCTTGAACGTGCATTATGTCGGATAGCTCTTCGTCGGCGTTAACCATGTCGCGGGCAGGATAAAATGAGTTCTGCGCGATCTCCACAGTAGGGGCAACAATGAGAAATTCAGCGGAATCTCTCCAGTTGCGGATCAATGCAGTCATCATAATCGCAGCCGAAGTCGTTGATTTGCTATTCTTTTTTGATACTAGCAAGAAAAATTCTTGAATTACTCTGCGCCCGGCCCCCTCATCATAAGCGCCGAAAATGGCGGATACGAAATCAAATAGCCATTGCCGTCCTGCCTCGCCTATCGTCGGTCTGTTCAGAACGTCCACAAGTCGAAGTTCCTTGAACTGGGCAAGCGCATCGTCCGCCTCTTTTGGGAAAAGCGGCGGGAAAGTGATCAGGCTTTCCCCGGCCATGATGCGGCGCTCCCAGTCCAAACAGCTCGTTTTATATTCCATCACTTCACCAAACTTATCGGCGGCTTCCCCGGCGCAAATTTACCGGACGCCGCTGCCTTTGCCCGGTCGTTCTTATCTTCTTTTTTGCCGATTCCCTCGCCCTTGCGCACGTGAATATACGGCGCTGCACTTACGGCCATCCGCGCGCGCAAGTCCTTGTCCTCATGCGGGTCATTCATGACCTTGAGCATATAGGCAAGTGGTTCAAGATTTTCCGGCGCACCCTCGGCTTTCGGCGTCTCATCTTTGTCAAGCTCCGCCGCCAGCTCAACAGCCAGAATATCCATCATTTTTTTCTCGCCGATGGTGATCGAATTGCCGCCCCTGATCTTAGCCAAAAGGTCGTTGAACAATTTTGCTTTCGCCTTGGTTTTCAGCGACAACATTTCACGGATTTGCCGCTCTTCTTCGGTCTGCGCGTTTGTGACTCCTTTTTTCCGCCCGGAGCCGGGACGATAACCGCCTCTCATAATTTCACCTCTTTTTTGAATTTATTTTCATATCTAACTTATTGAAATTATTACACTTTTATATTTTTATCGAAATATTTAAAAATAATGCTTGACAAAGCTAACGATAGGAATTATATTATAGCCAACAAAACAATAAAGGAGGAACAAAAAATGAACATGAAACAAGCACAATATCAGGCTAAAAGGGCGGCGATTTGTGAGTTTAAAAAACAAATGTCTAATAAAAACGTCCCTGGACGGGCGGCACAACGGTTCGATTCTGCGGAACGTTCCGCGCGGCTCGTATATGACGGGAAACTTCGGGACAACGGATTTGACCCTATATCATCCCGCGTTAATTTTAGATTTTTACAAAACGGGAATTTTGTTGTTGACCCTGATTAACAACACAAAATAATAAAGGAGGAAACAAAACATGAAAACGAATTTTGAAATCATCAAAGGAAGGGATTATCAGGGCGACAAGTGTTACCGGATCAATTTTGTAGAGTATGATACACTCTATACGATGCCGGAGCCCCATTACACCAAAGCGGCGGCGGCAGAAAAATTGAAAGAACTGAAAAAAGAAAACCCGATCACAAACGCCGCTGCAACCCTCGGCAGAATCAAATCCACCCGCAAGGCCGCCTCCTCCCGCGAAAACGGGAAGAAGGGCGGAAGACCGAAGTTTTTTTACGGTTTTCGCTATTTTTCAGGACGGAGCACGACAACAGGAACTCCGGGCCGACAGGGCCGGATGAGCCGAGCAGGAGAAATGGAGGTTTTCCAGACCGCAGCCGAACGCCAAAGTTGGCTTGATGGCGAAAAGTTGAGCGCTCCGTGTGGTAGTGGCGGAGGTGAAAGGATCGCCGTTACGCGATCCCAGCTTCGGGCCCTCTGTCTGGGTATGACGCTCGATGAGTTCAACCGCGAGGTTGAATGGAAATCTAATAAATTTACAGAATAGTTATTTCAGGCCGGGGCCCCCAGCCCCGGCCAGTCAAACATTATTAAATTTTCAAAGAGCGAATATGGAGACCACAATATGCAGCCGCTTGTTTTACATCTAACCCTTTACGCGGAATACTTTTCCGCGATTCTTGCTGGAACAAAAAACATTGAATACCGTCGCCGCTCTGAACGATATGACAACAAATTTAAAAGGCCATATACTCATATCAAGTTTGTCAACGGTTACGGCAATCATCGCCCGTGGCTGATCACTGAAATATCCAGGATAGAGAAGTGCCCCAATGAGTGGCGTATTCATCTCGGGCCGGTTATTGAATCTGGAAATCTGCATCTTTTACACCTCGATATTCCCAGGACATCGTTAAACGCCTCGTTGATATTGTTTTAGCGAAACTAAGTAAACCCATCTTCCCAGATAATCTAACTTGCCCAAACCTTTTTAACACCCACCCCGCGTTTTTCTCAAATATCGAGCGAATCGCGGGGTTGCTTGTTGTGATGATGACACGATTCCCGACATCATGATAATATTTCGCCACAGCGTCAACCAACCTTCCCCCGATGCCAATCCCCTGATAATCCGGCAATACAACGAGCCGCGAAATCATTTTGAAATTACTCACCTTAGGGTGCGGGAAGTGAATAACGGCGCAGAACGCCGCCGGTCGCTCTTCGATCATGCCTATATATGATTGCGCCGCCTTATTAATGTTGTGACTCAAATAATGATATCTCCTAAAAATTCCCCAATGTTTGTTATTGCATCTGTAAATTTTGAGCGTGATTTCCGGCCGCCGTCTTTTTCTCTCAAAAAAAAACATCCGTCATCCATCCGATATTCCCAATCAGGTTCGAGCCAGTCAAGAATATCATCATGGCAGGATACCGCAATGAAGCGCCGTCCCATTTTACGGATAGCTTTTTGAATTGCAAAACTCCCGATCTTTGCAACTTCCCGATTTATAACGGACGTAAATTCGTCAAAACAAACCAGATCACGGTTTTCTAAAACCGACCGTGCCAGATCAACGCGCATCTTTTCTCCATTTGACAAAACAAAATATGGCTTTAACCAGCTCGGGGGTGAAGAAAAACCAACTGAATTAAAAATCTTGACGATGGTTTTTATATCACAATCTTCTGGCATATCATCAATGATTGATGGCGCAGAATATTCAAAACCAGAAACATAAGCATCCGGAAATAATTCTTTTGCCAGCGTGGACTTTCCTGAACCACTTGCGCCATAAATAACGCCGACGCTCCAATCTTTGTTTTCAATATCAAGATTCCCTATAAATCTCTCTCTAACAACCACATCGGACAGATCAAATATCGACCTTATGGCATCGACGCGAAAACTTTTTGGTGGGGATGTTTCCCTTAAAATATCGAAAGTCGGCATTGATATCCCTCCATTTGTAGTTTTTCATAAACAGCTCGCATCTTTGTTTCACTATCACACTCGATAACGATTTCAAAAATTTGCTTTTTTGGCAACTCTTTTTCTTCCTGTTCCTTCAGCCAATCCGCCGGCAAGTCCAACCCCCAGTCCAAGAGCGGCAGGTCAGTCCACGATGAGCTTAGTGAATCCATGTCCCAGGAACCGAATCCAGAATTATCTTTCACAATAAACTCCCGCTTCTGCTCCGGCGTCAGGCCGGTAACAATCTTTGCAATACACTCCTTGGCCCCGATCTTCCGTAACGCCAGCATCCGCATATTCCCCCCGAGGCAGGTCATCGTCTCATCAACGATAATCTCCCGAAGTTCAAGCATCTCTGGAAATTCACGCAGAGATTTTACAAGTAAATCCATGTTTTTCTTGCTAATCGTCCGGGGATTATCTGGATTCAACCTGATTTCGCTTAATTTTGTCTTTTTCGCTTCAATTTTTACCACTTTTTGATTTTTCTCCAATTTTTCGAGTTTTTTCATACAATCAAAAAAATCTGCAAATGGGGGTCATCGCGATTTCCGTAATAAGGCGGTTGCACAGATTGCCTATACCCCCGGTATCATTACGTTTTATCATCCGAATAGCTTTCTTCCAGTAAACTCTTTCCCGCATTGCATGCAAACATCGTTTTATCTCCACACACGTCCATTCCGCTCATCTTCCTCACGGGAAGATTTCAGATTATGGCAGGGGAGTCAAATCCATTGTCT